ACCAATATCAGTCAACTATCCGTTCTTTTTTAAACCGATACAAGATGGGATGGACAGACCTAAATCAGAATTGGCATACAGAGTACCAGCGTCTAAGCTTACACGAAGGAAACTTGAAACCAATGAGCAAGTCCGTGACTTACAAGGGTTGGATACCACTATAGATTGGAAAAATACAGGTGACAACTCTTATGATGGTGAAAAGCTAAAGTTATTAGCACACGATGAAAGTGGTAAATGGGAAAGACCTGATAACATATTAAATAACTGGCGAGTTACAAAAACAACGCTTAGGCTAGGATCTAGAATTGTAGGTAAGTGTATGATGGGCTCAACATCAAACGCATTAGACAAAGGTGGGGCAAACTTCAAAAAGTTATATGAAGATTCAGACGTTACTAAACGAAACCGCAATGGACAGACTTCTTCGGGACTATATTCTTTGTTCATACCTATGGAATGGAACTACGAAGGATTTATTGATTCTTATGGATACCCTGTCTTTGATACACCGGCAGAACCAGTTGAAGGCCCATATGGCGAGCTCATTGACCAAGGAGTAATTGAACACTGGCAAAATGAGGTTGATGGCCTTAAAAATGATCAAGACGGTTTAAATGAATACTACCGTCAGTTTCCAAGAACAGAGCAGCATGCTTTTAGGGATGAGGCGAAAGAATCTTTATTTAATCTAACTAAGATTTACGAACAAATAGATTACAACCAGGAAGTTCAAAATAGCATGCAAGTTTCAACAGGAAACTTTCAATGGTTAAACGGACAGCAAGATACCGAAGTTATTTTTTCGCCAAATTCTAATGGAAGATTTAAAATAAGTTGGGTACCACCAAAAAATTTACAAAACCGTGTAATAGTAAAAAATGGTGTTAAATACCCAGGTAATGAACACGTGGGGGCTTTTGGATGTGACTCATATGATATATCTGGAACAGTTGATAAAAGAGGATCTAAGGGATCTTTGCATGGGCTAACTAAGTTTAGTATGGAGGATGCCCCACCAAATATGTTTTTTTTAGAATATATTGCACGACCTCAAACAGCTGAAATATTTTTTGAAGATGTGCTTATGGCGTTAGTGTTTTATGGAATGCCAATACTTGCAGAAAACAATAAGCCTCGCCTGCTTTATTATTTAAAACGAAGAGGGTATAGAGGTTTTTCAATGAATAGACCAGATAAGCTTTGGAATAAATTATCTGTTACAGAAAAAGATATAGGCGGAATACCAAACTCGTCTGAAGATATTAAGCAAGCGCACGCCGCTGCAATTGAAAGTTATATAGAAACATATATAGGGCAAGTAAGTGAAGGTACATACGGTGATATGTATTTTCAAAAAACACTAGAAGATTGGGCGGGATTTAACATAAACAACAGAACAAAGTTTGATGCTACGATAAGTTCTGGTTTAGCTATTATGGCTTGCAATAAAAATAGATATAGACCATCGGCAGAAAGAGTTATTAAATCTATGCCGCTCGGGTTTAAAAAATACAACAATAAAGGATATAGTTCAAAAATAATATAATAAATGGTTAATACTAATTACAAAAGCTCGTTTCCCGACCAGGTGGTACCTAATGAGGAAAAGCAGTCATTAGAGTATGGTTTGCAAGTAGCGAGAGCTATTGAAGGCGAGTGGTTTAGAAATAACCGCGGCGGTGATCGATTTACCGCTAATTTTCAGGAATATCATAGGCGTAGACTATATGCTCGCGGAGAGCAATCAATACAGAAGTATAAAGATGAGTTATCTATTAATGGTGATTTGTCTTATTTAAACTTAGATTGGAAACCCGTTCCTGTTATACCTAAATTTGTAGATATTGTTGTTAATGGAATGTCTCAGCGGAATTATGAAATAAAAGCATATGCGCAAGACCCTATAGCGAAGCAAAAGAAAACAAAATATGCGGAAACAGTTATGTCTGATATGTTTAATCGTCAGTCATTAGCAAAACTTACGCAAGAAACAGGTATTAACTTTTTTTCAGTACCAGATCCAGAAAATTTACCTAAAGATAAAGATGAGTTTGAAGTATATATGCAGCTTAATTATAAAGAAGCTGTCGAAATAGCGCTAGAAGAACTTATTAATAATTCTTTAGATAAAAATAAATATGATGAAATTCGTAAAAGATTTATTTATGATTTGGTTGTTTGTGGTATAGGCGCTGCTAAAACGGAATATAATAAATCTAATGGGCTTCGCGTTAAGTATGTAGATCCTGCAAATCTTGTTTATTCTTATACGGAAGACCCTAACTTTGATGACTTATATTATATAGGCGAAGTAAAACAAATTTCATTAAGTGAAATTGCAAAGCTTTTTCCGTATCTTACGCAAAAAGATTTAGCAGAAATACAAAAATACCCTGGCAATAACGACTATATAAGAAATTATTATGGTCAAAACGATAATAACACAATTAGTGTTATGTTTTTTGAATACAAAACTTTTGAAAAACAAGTATTTAAAATTAAAGAAACTGAACAAGGTTTGCAAAAGGCTTTAGAAAAGCCAGACACTTTTAATCCGCCAACAAATGATAATTTTGAAAGAGTCGAAAGGGTAATTGAAGTATTATATACCGGGGCTAAAATATTAGGTCATGAAAAAATGCTTTCGTGGAAATTAGCTGAAAACATGACTAGACCGTATGCGGATTCGCCTAAGGTAGAAATGAATTATACTTTAGTAGCGCCTAGAATGTATAAAGGTAAAATTGAATCGTTAGTAAGCCGTATTACTGGGTTTGCAGATATGATTCAATTAACTCATTTGAAATTACAACAAGTAATGTCGCGCATGGTACCTGACGGTGTATACGTGGATGTTGATGGGTTAGCTGAAGTAGATCTTGGCAACGGAACAAACTATAATGCGGCAGAAGCATTAAATATGTATTTCCAAACCGGTAGTATTGTGGGTAGAACATTTACGCAAGATGGCGATATGAACCCCGGTAAAGTGCCAATTCAAGAGCTGCAAACATCATCGGGTCAAGGTAAAATTGCGTCACTTATAAATACGTATCAATATTATTTACAAATGATACGTGATGTGACTGGGTTAAATGAAGCAAGAGACGGTAGTACGCCGGATAAGCACGCGTTAGTTGGATTACAAAAACTTGCAGCTGCAAATAGCAATACTGCCACAAGACATATATTACAATCGGCTTCATATATTACACTTAGATTATGTGAAAATATTGCATTAAAAGCAAAAGATATATTCGAGTTTGCGTTAACAGAAGAAAGTTTAGAACAAAGTATAAATGATTTTAATGTAGAAACGTTAAAAGAAATATCTAATTTGCATTTGCATGACTTTGGTATTTATTTACAACTTGAGCCCGACGTAGAGGAAAAGCAAGTATTAGAAAATAATATACAAGCGGCTCTGCAGTCCGGATCTATTTATTTAGACGACGCTATTGAAATACGGAATATAAATAACATTGATTTAGCAAATAAATATTTACGTATTAAAAGGCAAAAGAAACAAGAAGCAGACCAGGCAGCTCAGCAACAAAATATACAAGCGCAGGGACAAGCTAATGCACAGGCTTCTGAAGCGGCGGCTCTTGCGGAAGTACAAAAACAACAAGCGCTTACTGAAAGTAAATTGCAGCTAGAACAAGGTAAGTCGCAGTTTGAAATACAAAAACTCGAGCGAGAGGCTGAAATTAAAATGCGCTTAATGGAACTTGAATTCCAATTTAATAAGCAATTAACAGAAGCACAAGCTGAAGCTTTAAAACAAAAAGACGCTTATAAAGAAGACAGAAAAGATGAGCGAACTAAAATTTTAGCAACACAACAATCCGAGCTTATCGATCAGAGAAAAAACGATACAGCCCCTAAGAAATTTGAATCTTCTGGATTTGATGTTCTTGGCGGATTTAGCTTAGGACAGTTTGAGCCTAAGTAATATTTTTTTTATTAATTTTATAATATTTTATCATGGCAGAAGTAGTCAAGCAAGAAGGCGAATTTAAAGTAAAGCCTCGCAAAATGAAAAAACTTTCTGAGACGCCTGAAACTATTAAAGTAGATTTGTCTCAAAAAGCGGAAGAAAAAGAAAAAACAGGTGATACCATTAAGGTAGACCTTACCGAAAAAAAAGAAGAAGATGCCGTTCAAGTCAATACAGCAGATGAGAGCAATGCTCCTGTCGAAGAATCCGGAAACTCGCAGAGTAGCGAAGAGGTGGTTGAAGAAGTACGGCAGCCCGAAGAAACGGTAGAAGAAGCACCTGTAATACAGGAAATAACAGAAGAAGAAGTACAAGAGCAGGCTGAAAATTTGCAAGAACAAGTTAAAGAAGAAGTTCAGCAATTAAAAGAGTCTGGCAAACCATTACCAGAAAACATTCAAAAGGTTGTAGACTTTATGGATGAAACTGGTGGGACATTAGAAGATTATGTTAGATTAAATGCTGATTATTCTAATGTAGATAATAATACGCTTTTGCGAGAATACTATCGCCAAAGCAAACCTCATCTAGACTCTGAAGACGTAAGTATTTTATTAGAAGATTTCACATGGGACGAAGATGTAGATGATGAAAAAGATATACGCAAGAAAAAAATTGCGTACAAAGAAGAAGTTGCAAAAGCCAAAGGCTTTTTAGAGGGACTGAAAAATAAATATTACGATGAGATCAAGTTGAGACCAGGCGTAACTCAGGAACAACAAAAAGCAGTTGAGTTTTTCAATCGATATAACGAAGAGCAGCAGCTTATAAAGGAGCGTACTGAAGATTTCCAAAGTCGTACAAAAAACTATTTTAACCAAGATTTCAAAGGTTTTGATTTCAAATTAGGCGAAAAAAAGTTTAGGTATGGCGTAAAAGATAATTCTTCGGTAGCAAATAATCAATCAGATATAAGTAACTTTATCAAGAAGTTCTTGAATGACAAAGGTGAGGTGTCTGATTTAAATGGTTATCATAAAGCTTTATATGTAGCTAACAATCCTGATCGAATTATAAATCATTTTTATGAGCAGGGGCGTGCTGATGCGGTTCGCGATTTAACAGCTAAATCTAAAAATATTAGCAATGAACCGCGGCAAACTCAGGACGGCAATGTATTTATTAATGGTTTAAGGGTTAAGTCTGTTAGCGGCGTTGATTCTTCAAGACTTAAAATTAAAACAAAACGTTAAAACTTAAAATTTATACAAAATGGCATTATCACCTTTGTATGGCTCGTTGATCCCAACAGCCAAAAAACAAACCGGCACTGGTAACTATATTGACTTTACAAGTGGTGCTGGTAATGACTTTTCTCAACAATATCTACCTGAAATTTATGAAGCAGAAGTAGAGCGCTACGGAAATCGTACGCTTTCTGGCTTCCTTCAAATGGTAGGTGCTGAGATGCCTATGACTTCTGACCAAGTCGTATGGAGTGAGCAAAACCGCTTACACATTTCTTATGATGCATGTACCCTAGCCGCTACTGGCAATGCTACTCTTGTTGTCCAAGACAGTGATAGCAGCATTGTAGGAGGAGCTGGTAAACATCACGCTATCCGTAAGAACTCTTTGATTGTTATCCTTGATCCTGATACAGGAACAGAAGCTAAAGCATTTGTTAGCGCTACTACAGGAACAGAAGTTACCGCACACCCTTTTGGAGCTACCGCTTGGGCCCAGGCTCTTGTAGACGCAGATGCTTTGAAAGTATTTGTTTAT